GAGCAATACGAGCAGGAATACGAGTGTTCATTCACCGCAGCGATTATTGGCGCGTATTATGGTAAGCTGCTGAGTGATGCTGACGACAATGGCCGTGTGACGCGGGTGCCTTATGACCCGGCCTATCCAGTTCATACGGCCTGGGACTTGGGGATTAACGATTCGACAGCCATCTGGTTTGCGCAAGTGTTTCGCGGGGGCGCGGTAAATGTTATTGATTATTACGAGAGTTCTGGCGTTGGTCTCGACCATTATGCAGATATACTCTCAAAGAAAGACTATACGTATGGCGACCACCTCGCTCCTCACGACATTGAGGTCCGTGAGTTGGGCTCGGGTAAAAGCCGCTGGGAAACGGCTTATACGCTGGGAATCAAATTCAGGGTCATCCCAAAAATGAAGGTGGCAGATGGCATTAACGCCGCGCGTATGTTAATACCTAAATGTTACTTTGACCGCGACAACTGCGGCGAAGGTCTTGAGATGCTGAGACAATACCGGCAGGAATGGGATGAGAAGCGTAAATCTTTTAGAGACCATCCGCGCCATGACTACACAAGTCATGCAGCCGATGCCTTTCGCTACCTTGCCGTTGGTTTGGAAAATAGAGAAGTTATGCGCAAGCCTCCGCAGCAAATTGCGCAAATGGATTACAACCCGTTTACGCTATAGGAGAGACTGATGGGTGGTTCAACAGGTGGTGGTGGCAGCGGCGGCTCTGGACGCCAGCCAGCACCGCGCGAAGACGAGGACAAGCGCCGCGCCCGTGAGCAAGAACGTGCGCAACGCGAAGCTGAACAGAGAGACCGTGAGCGCCGTGAGCGCGAACAGCGTCAACAAGAAAGTGATGATGCTGACGCCCGCCGCGCGGCAGCAGAAAGAAACGAGCAGTTTGGCGTAACCGCGCGTCAGGTTTCGACAACTCCTCCTCCGGCAGATGCCCCCGATGCTGACAAGCAAAGGGCAGCAGAAATAGAACGTGGGCAGCGCGAGGCAGAAGAACGCGCTCAAAGGGAGCGCGAAGCGGAACTGGCACGCTCTCTGGCTCCAAAGGGCGACCCATACAGTGACCCACAAAAGGCGCTAGGTGTTCGCACAGACGCAACAAGTTTGAGGAATTACAGGGACCGGATGAACGAGGCAGTTCGTCAGGACGGGAAAACCAACATTGTTCAGTCAGACGCAGGGGAGGTTACTGACACACAAGGCAACCCCGTCCTCACAAGACAAGGTGTAGAGCGACAAACTGAATTTCAGCAAGAAGAACTTGAGCGCCTTGTCTCCATGCGTCAGGGCGGCAAGGGCGATATTGAGCAAGGGAAGCGTGACCTTGCTGAACAAATCATCAAAGAGAAGCTGGCAGCAGACCCGACGCTACCTCCTGGCCTCAAAGCCATCCGTGAGATTAACCTTAGGAACCAGTTGAAAAACCTTGAGGCGGGCGGCACCCCAACATTCCGCATAGGTGAGGGCGGTGAGTTCGTCACTAGCGGGGTGTTACAGCCTGGGGAAGAAGGCACTGGAATTGCCCCAAACATTACCAGTGACCTAGAGACCATGATGGATGAGCGTGAGCAGGAAGAACAACCAACAATCTTGCAAGCTGAACCTGAGCCAGAGCCCGAAGTCGCTGCAACTGGAACCCTTGGTGTTGCAGCCGCACCTCGCGGCCGTCGTGGCACTCGCGCTAAACGCCCTGGCGCTGGTGGCACCCTGCTCGAAGGCGGAGGCGTACTCTATGACTGAGGCCATGCCAACAGTGTTGCCTGAGGCACCGCCTGTGGGTGTAAAAGAAGAGTTTGAGACGTTTGATGAAAGTTTGGCTCAAATCAAACGCTTTGAAAGCCGTGGCGACCCAAAGAAGTTTAGCACAGACGGTGAGTTTACCGCTGGCAATTATCACATTAGCTTGGCCAAGGCTCGTGACCTGTACAGGCAGGACGAGGACAGGTTTTCTTTCTTGGCCAGTTTTGCTGGAGAGGGTGCTGGCACAACACAGCAAAAACAGTCGTTCGGTCAATTTATGATTGATAACCCTGGTTACGAGCAGGAATTAGCTAACGGCATTGTGGCAGCAAACCGAAACTTTTTGAAAACAAAGGGCGTTGATTTTAACAATTTACGGGCTAACGAAATCAAAGCGCTAGACTCTAGTCTGTGGAACACAGGCACTAACCAGCCAAAACTGATTAGGAATGTAATTGGCTTGAACACAGCAAGGCGCGAGGGGTATAGCTCTGATATCATTGAGGATTTTAGAGTTGCTTCTGCAAGAATGATGAACACCCATTTGCAAAATAATGTTGTCAGCCCCGGCCTTGTGAACCGCAGGCTGATGGAGCAAGACCTCTTTCTGTTGGGCGAAATAGATTATAATAAACATAATTACAGCCAGCAGACCGCCGCTAAAGCAAAGCAGGCCATCCGAAATAATACTGAGCAGGGTGAGTTTAGTGGCAGTAGGGCGCGAGATTTTTTAAGGGTTGGACAATCCGTGCCTGAGATTTTGTACGACCGCCCGATGACACCAGCGTTTCCGTAGGAGATAAAGATGAGCTTTCTAGCACCGTCTGCACCACCACCACCACCACCTCCTCCGCCACCTCCGCCTGAGCCTGACCTCGGTCGCGCCCGTGCTATGGCAGAAGAGGCAGAACTTGAGGCTCGTGGCCGTCGCAAGGGGCGCGGCTCAACCATTGTTGCCGGTGCGCTTGGCCAAACTGTCCAGCCCACTGACGGCAAACCAACTTTGATGGGTTAAGCATGGCACAGGAAGCAGCACCGTTACTCAAGAGATTTGATTCTCTTAAAAGCCGCCGGGATAACTGGGACACCCATTATCAGGAACTGGCTGACTATATGCTCCCGCGTAAAGCGGACATCGTGAAGAAGCGCTCTCGCGGTGAAAAGCGTATGGAGTTGATTTACGACGGCACTGCACTCCAGTCCATCGACCTTATGGCTGCTTTCCTGCATGGCATGCTGACCAGCGGGGCTTCCCCTTGGTTCCATTTGGACGTGAAAAACGAGCAGCTTAACCGTGACGATGATGTGCGCGAGTGGCTGCAAGACACCAGCATGCGTATGATGCAGGCGTTTCAGCGCTCCAACTTTGAGACTGAAATCCACGAAGCCTACGTAGACCTTGTGGTCTTTGGCACAGCTTGCATGTTCACAGAGATGGACCGTGACAAGCTGCGGTTCAGCACCCGGCACATCTCTGAATACTACGTTTCAGAAGACCAGTACGGCATGGTCAACACCGTGTTCCGTATGTACAAATCCACAGCAGCGCAGGCTGTTGAGCGCTTTGGCTTTGATAACGTCGGCACCTTCATCCAGAAGACCTTTGAGAAAAGACCTGACGAGGAAGTCGAGATTCTGCATGCGGTTTTGCCGCGACTTTCACGAGATGTTACAAAACGTGACAATCTCAACATGCCCTTTATGTCAGTCTATGTGTGCAAGAACACAGGCATGATTATTAGCGAGGGTGGCTTTGAAGAACTGCCCTATGTTGTGCCGCGCTTCCTGAAAGCTACCGGCGAAGTGATGGGACGCAGCCCGGCCATGACAGCGCTGCCTGACGTTAAGATGTTGAATCTTATGTCAAAAACCATCATCCAAGCGGCTCAGAAGCAGATTGACCCGCCGCTGCTGGTGCCTGATGACGGCTTTCTGCTGCCTATCCGCACCCAGCCTGGTGGCCTCAACTTCTTCCGCGCTGGCACACGCGAGACGATTACGCCGCTGAACACTGGCGCAAACATTCCGATTGGCCTGAACATGGAAGAGCAGCGCCGTGCGGCTATCCGTCAGGCGTTTTATGTTGACCAGATTCTGACTGCTGGCTCCCCGCAGATGACTGCGACCGAGGTTATTCAGCGTCAGGAAGAGCGCATGCGCGTCATTGGCCCGGTTCTTGGCCGTCTGATGAACGAGTTGCTTCGCCCGCTGATTGACCGGGTGTTCGCACTAATGCTGCGCAACGACATGCTTGCCACCCCGCCGGAGGTTCTTCAAGGGATGGATATTGATATTGAGTATGTGTCGCCGCTGGCACGGGCTCAGAAATCGAGCAGCCTGAACAACACAATGCGGGCTCTTGAAATCCTGCTACCGCTGGCTCAAAGCCTGCCGGTTGGCGACCACATCGACCCTGACGGTCTGGTGCAGCATGTGACAGACTCCCTTGGTGTTCCGAAGACTACGCTCAAGTCGCAGCGTGAAGTTGACGAGACACGGCAAGCGCGGGCGCAGGCAGAGGCAGAAGCCATGCAGCGCCAGCGTGACCAAGAGGATGTTTACACCACAGCGCAAGCTGCACAGGCAGTCAGGATGGTACAGTCGTGAAGGACATCGAAAAGCTAAAGCATATGTATACCGAGACCTTTGGCAGCGAAGCTGGGCAAAAGGTTCTCAGAGACCTCGAGGCACGTTCAAACTGGCGGGCCTTGAGCTATGTGGCGGGTGACCCCAATGCCACAGCCTTTGAAGAGGGCAAACGTGCCGTTCTTCTTCACATTCACAACATGATGACACAGGAGTAACTATGTCAGAGGAAGCTATCGAACAGGTAGCCCAGTCTGAGCCAACTGTGCTGGAAACACCGGCAGAGACGGCCCAAGGCGGGTCTGGTAACGATTTCTTGCAAATGGTGCCGGAGGAATTGAGAGAGCATCCAAGCCTCTCCCCAATCAAAGACGTTGAGAACCTCGCGAGGTCTTACGTTAATGCGCAGCGCCTGATTGGTGCTGATAAGATTCCAGTCCCCGTAAACCCAACCGACGAGGATTTGGACAATATTTACAACAGGTTAGGCAGACCAGAGTCCGTCGATGGCTACGAGATTGCTGTCGATGGCAATATTGTCACAGAGGATGTCGCCAAGTCTTACGCTGACATAGCGCATAAACTGCGCCTGACGCCGGACCAAGCTAACGGCATTATGGACTATTATCGCAGTATGGCCTCACAAGCCTCTGAGATGACAACAGAAGCTGAGACACAACAGCGCAGCCAGACCGAGATGGCGCTTCGCAAGGAGTGGGGCGATGACTTTGATGCCCGCATTGAAGATGCTGGCAAAATTGCACAGCAGTTTGGTGGCGGTGAGTTGCTTGAGATGAAGCTGGCAGATGGCACAAAAGTCGGGAATCATCCTGATTTTATTAAGGCATTTGCAAAAATTGCTGAGTTCAGGCAAAGTGTGACCAGTGAAGACACGGTATCTGATGCTCCTAGCAGCAGCATGATGACCCGTCAGTCAGCGCAGCAAGAGATTGATGCGATTATGAATGACAAGTCACATGCGTATTGGGACCGTAAGAACGTGATTGGTCGCCAAGCGGCCATTGAGCGTGTACAAGATTTGATGGGCGTTCTGCATGGAACAGGATGATTTGGTCCATGTGCGCCTTGAGTGTTTACGTTACGCGATTGAGTTTGGAACCGCGCGTGATGTAGTCGAACCGGCCCGACTCGCAGATAAATACTACGAGTGGGTCATGCAGGGTAGCGAGGAAACTCGTCCTGCCGACAACCGGAAAGACGGTGGCCGCAAGCAGGCTCGAAAAGCTAGGAGTGTCCGAGAGGGTAGCACACCGGAATCTAGTGCAACCATGACGTAGAAGGAGAGACAGGATGTCTACTCAAGTCACTACGGCATTTGTACAACAGTATTCTGCGAATGTGCAGATGCTTGCACAGCAGATGGGTTCCCGTCTGCGTGATACTGTGCGCATCGAGAATGTTGTTGGTAAAAATGCCTTTATCGACCAAGTTGGTGTAGCGACCGCGCAACTGCGGACTACTCGTCACGCCGACACCCCTCAGATGGATACGCCACATGCGCGTCGTCGCCTGAGCCTCGCATCGTATGAGTACGCCGACCTTATCGACGACCAAGACAAGGTTCGTATGCTCATCGACCCAACCTCGTCCTACGCTCAGGCAGCAGCCGCTGCTATGGGTCGTGCCATGGACGATGTTATCATCACTGCATTTGACGCTGCTGCCAACACTGGCGAAACCGGCTCGACCTCGACCGCTTTCGACACCAACCAGGATGTTGCAGTTTCTGTCGGTGGTGCTGACACCAACATGAACCTGACCAAGCTGCGCGAAGCCAAGCGTCTGCTGGATGCGGCTGATGTTGACCCTTCGATTCCTCGCTACATCGTAATGGGCCCAAGCCAAATCCATGCACTGCTTGCTGACACCAGCGTCACCTCTGCCGACTTCAACACTGTGAAGGCTCTGGTCCAGGGTGAAATCAATCAGTTCATGGGCTTCAACTTCATCATGTCGAACCGCCTGTCGGTTGATGCCAACAACGTCCGTACTTGCTTTGCTTGGGCAGAGGAAGGTCTGGCGCTGGGCATCGGCAAAGACGTATCGGCTCGGATTGATGAGCGTGCAGACAAGGGTTACGCAACCCAGGTCTACTACTGCATGGACATCGGCGCTACACGGATGCAAGAGAACATGGTTGTTCGCATCAAGTGTGACGAAGATGACCTTGACGGCGCAGCGTAAGGGAGATTGAGAGATGACGACAAAAAACTCTGACCTCATTGCCAACCTTGAGGCACTCCCGCAAGTTGCTAACAACGCATCTGAGCTTGGCGGACGTGTCCGTATTGCTCAGGGCAACGTAGCACTTGCCGCTGGTGACAGCACCGATGACGACATCGTAATGCTGGCACCTGTACCAACCCATGCGACCCTTGTGTCCGTCCGCGTAGGTTCTGACAACCTTGGCGGCACTTGCACCTACAACGTTGGTTTCTACACCAACGACGGTGTGGTTGTGGACGAAGACGCGCTGGCAACCAGTGTTGCCGACGCGGCTGGTGTGGCCGAGCTTCGCTATGAAGTTCTGGACCTGAACACCACTGGTCAACAGGTTTGGGAGCTTGCAGGGCAAAGCTCTGACCCAAGCGACGTGTACTACATCGCTGCAACGTTCAATGCTACCGGCGGTTCCGCTGGTGACATGGCGTTCATCATTGAGTACGTCGTAGACTAACCAGTTAAGGGGGGCGGCTTGAAACCGCCCTCCTTTCACTCCTGCTCCGGGGGATAGACGGGTGGAGTACAACAGGGACTTCCGGTACGACCTCAAGGTAGGTCAAATGGCGGAAAGTTGGCTTGCTGACGTACTGCAAAACCGAACTATCGAAATAAAGAGAGACTTCAAGGCTTCACGAACCGGCAGGGTGTTTGTGGAGTTTTTTTCTAGGGGGAAGCCGTCAGGCATAGACACGACCGAAGCAGACTTCTGGGCATTTATCATTGACGGCGAAACTGTGGTAATATTGCCCACGGCACGGCTCAAAGAGCTTGTGCAGGAAGCCAAGGACGAAGGCAAGATTTGGAAGGGCGGAGACTCTAATACGAGCCAAGGCGTCCTCATAGATTTGGAAAGGTTAGTAAAGTAATGCCATCCGTAGTGGACATCTGTAACGAGGCAATGGACCTGTTGGGTGCAGCTACGATTACTGCGCTCACCGAAAACTCAAAAGAAGCAAGACTGTGTAACCGTCGGTTTGAAACTGTCAGAGATGGTGTCTTGCGCTCTCACCCTTGGAATGTAGCAATTACGCGGGCATCGCTAGCAAAGGACTCTGAAACACCGGCCTTTGGCTTTGCCAATCAGTTTACGCTGCCGACTGACCCGTACTGCTTGCGGGTGTTATCCTTCTGGAACAGCAACATCGACAGTGACGTGGCTCCGTATGACAGCGAGGTCATGTTTAAGATTGAGGGCCGCAAGGTTCTTAGCAACGAAGGTACCTGTAAGATTACTTACTTGGCCCGCATCACGGACACAGAGACTTACGACTCCCTGCTTTCCAGCACCATTGCTCACAAGCTGGCGGCTGAGACTGCCTACGCAATCACGGGCAGCACGACTGTGAGCCAGTCCATGCAGCAGCTATACGAGTTGCGGATGCGTGAGGCACGGTCCATTGACGCTATGGAAGGTGTGCCGGACAAAATGATTGCAGACGACTTTGTGAACATCAGGTTCTGATATGGCCCGTGTTTCAACTATTGTCACAAACTTTCAAGCGGGTGAGTTCTCTCCGCGCCTTGAAGGCCGCATTGATTTGCAAAAGTATGCCTCTGGCGCACAGAAGCTGGAGAACATGCTTATCTTCCCGCAGGGCGGCATCACCCGCAGGCCCGGCACGAAGTACGCTGGCACGTCAAAAGACGGTGGTAAGGTCCGACTCATCGACTTCCAGTTCAGTGACGAACAGGCGTATGTCCTTGAATTTGGGGCGAATTATATCCGCTTTTTCAAAGATGGCGGGATACTGACCGAGGCCACGGAAACCATCAGTGGCGCAACGCAAGCCAACCCTGTTGTTCTTACGATTACTGGCCACAGCCTGAGCAACGGCGACCGCATCTTTGTGAAAAATGTTGGCGGCATGGTGGAGTTGAATAACCGTGAATTTACGGTGGCCAATGCTACGACAAACACTATTGAGTTGTCTGGCATCGACGGGTCTGCGTTCACGGCCTACACCAGCGGCGGCACCTCTGGCAAGATTGTTGAAGTCGCTACCACATACTCAGCCACAGAGGTGTTTGAACTAAACCACGTTCAATCTGCCGACGTGTTGTATCTTGCGCACAAGGACCATGAGCCAGCAAAGCTGACCCGCACCACAGCTACCAGCTTTACGCTTGCAGACATAGACTTTGTTGACGGTCCTTATTTGGACGAGAACACCACAGAAACAACTCTTGAGCTTTCGGATTCAGCGCCCGGGACTGGTGTCAAAATGACATCAACGAGTGATTACTTTGTATCCACTCATGTCGGCGCGTTGTTCCGATTCAGGAAGCCCGTTGAGATTAACCACGAGGCTTGGGTTGCTGGCGAAACATACGCCAATGGCGATTTGGTATATTACAACGACAACGTATACGAAAACGTCACCGGCTCATCTACCACAACCGGCGCGACGCCACCCGTCCATCTTGAAGGCACTGAGTCTTATCACGACAGCACAACCGGATTTACGCAGTGGCTGTTCAGGCACAACGGCAGCGGGTATGTAAAGGTCACGTCTGTAGATTCTGGCTACATTGCAACCGTGGATGTTGTTGAGAGGGTTTCGGATAATCACGTCGCGTCCCTGACGGCAACAATCACGAACATAACTCAGGCAAACCCAGCGGTTGTTACTGCTTCATCTCACGGGTTTTCTAACGGCGACAAGATTATTATCCGAAGTGTCGTTGGTATGACAGAGGTTAATGACCTTGTATTCACCGTTGCCGGTGCCACCACAAACACCTTTCAGCTTTCTGGCATCGACTCTACAGGCTACACAGCATACACGAGTGGCGGCAGCGCTGGCTTGTCTGCGGGTGTTAAAACATGGTCTGAGGGTGCGTTTAGCGAAAAGAACGGCTACCCAAGGGCGGTGGCGTTTTACGAGGAGCGGTTGTTTTTCGCTGGCACAGTAAATCAGCCACAAACAATCTTTGGTTCAGTTACTGCCGATTTTGAGAACCATGAGCCGGGAACGGATGACGACAAGGGTATTAACGTTACGATTGCATCCGACCAAGTGAATGTCATCAAACACATGATTCAGGGCCGCTTTTTGCAGATTTTGACAAGCAGCGCTGAGTTCACCTTGTCGGGCGGCACTGGCACTCAGCCAGTCACACCAACTAACGTCAATGTTCTTCGTGAGACCACCTTTGGCTCGTCTGACGTGCGTCCTATCCGCGCCGGGTCCAGCACCATTCTTATCCAGAAGGGGCAGGAGAAGGTCAAAGAGGTTACGTTCGACTTGGACACTGACGGGCTTGTAGGGCGTGACCTGACCATCTTGGCAGAACACATCGCCCGTGGCGGTTTGACTGACATGATTTGGCAGCAGGAGCCTGAGCTTATCCTGTGGTTTGTGCGCACAGATGGCACTTTGATTGGTTTGTCCTACGACCCGCAGAACCAGACGATTGGCTGGCACACTCACCCGCTGGGCGGCACCGCTGTTGTCGAGAGCATCACGGCCATCCCAAGCGGCGCAGAAGACCAAGTGTACCTGTCTGTGCAGCGCACTATTGACAGCACAACAGTCCGTCACATTGTCTTCATGGAGAACATCTATTTCGGCACTGACGTTGCTGATGCCTTCTATGTAGACTCTGGCCTTACATACGACGACAGCGCCACCACCACCATTAGTGGTCTTAACCACCTTGAGGGCGAGACGGTTCAGATTCTGGCCGACGGCGCTGCTCACGCAGACAAGGTTGTTAGCGGCGGTGTGGTAACACTGGACCGCAGTGCCAGCACGGTGCATGTCGGCTATTCTTATGACTCAAAGGTTCAAACGCTGCGCCTGGAGGGCGGGGCTGACGACGGTGTGTCTCAAGGCAAAATCAAGCGCATCCACGGAGCCACTATCCGGTTCCTCGACACAGTGGGTGCGGAGATTGGGCCAGATGAGAATAATCTTGACCGTCTGCCATTCCGAGACAGCAGCATGTCGATGGACGAGGCTGTTCCCATGTTTGATGGGGACAAGGAAATCTTCTTCCCATCAGGCTATGACAACGATGCCAGAGTGTTCGTTAGACAGACGCAGCCCCTGCCGATGACAATTCTGGCAGTGATGCGGAGGTCCAACACATTCGATGCTTAACATACGACCCTACACACATGATGATGTGTACAACATTGACTTGGATTACGAGTTTGGGCAGGCGTCCCGCGCGGGGCTGTTAGGTCACGACAACATAGTGGGCTACACGTTGCTTGACGACGACAAGGTTCTGGCTGTTGGCGGAGCGCATATTATGTGGTTTGGCGCAGGGGAAGGCTGGGTGCTGGTATCACCAGATTGCCTCAAAACCCCGGCATCCTTTGCCCGTTATGCAAAACGGCTGTTTGGTAGTATATTGCAAGATACTGATTTAAGGAGAGTGCAGGCCAGCATCCACGTTGACGACGACCGCGCGTACAGGTTTGCAGAATGGCTTGGCTTTGAGAACGAGGGCATCATGCGTAAGTACGGCGTAGACGGCGGCGATTACTACAGAATGGCGAGGGTGCAATAATGAACTATGCAGCTATTGCCGCTGGCGCATCTGTTGCGCAAGGTGTTATGAGCTTCAAGGGCAACCGGCAGGCCGCTCGACAAGCCCGTTTGATTGCCAATTACAATGCCCAAGTCGAAGAGAACAACCTTGTCATTCTCCAACGCGCCCGCAGGGACCAAGAGCTTCAAGTCAGGCGGCAGGGTGAGCAACTTGTTGGGGCGCAGCGTGTTGCTGTAGGCGCAAGCGGCATACAAGAGCGCGGCACACCGTTGAACATTTATGCCAACGCCTACTTTGGTATAGAGCGTGACGCGGCCCGGATTCAGTATGCCTCGAGTGTTGACGAGGTTCGGGCGGTTGCTGCTTCTCGTAAGGAAATCATGGAAGGTCGAGCCCGCGCCGCATCTTACGAATACGCAGCTATGGGTTCCTTGCTTGGCGGCACAACGCAAGCCTTTAGCACTTACGGCCAACTTGGCGGGTTTGACACGACAGGAACAGTTTAATGCCACAAATCCCTATTTATAACCGTGGGCAAGGCCCGACAGTGCAGATGACAACTGGCACTCTCGGCCCAAAACTGTCGTCCCAAGTTTTTGAAAGAGCCGCCGCAGCGCCTGGTGAGGTTGCCGCAAAGGCTCTCGGGGACATTGCCAAGGTAGCCGCTGACTTTGAGGTCAGAGAGCAAAAAGCAGAGCTTGAGGCTGCTGAACGCGACCTGATGAACAAGGCTGATGAGGCCGCAGACAGGTTTGTTTTTGAAAACAGCGACGACAACTACCGCGCCTACGGCATCAATGCTAGCAATTTCAAGACCGACTGGCTGCAATCAAATGTGGACACATATGAGGGGCTGAACAGCCGCCAACGTGCAGCGCTGTCAAACAACATTGACCGCCGCATGCAGCTTAAACTGCAACCCGGCAAGGTAAATGCTTTTAATCGCGGGCAGGCCCGCAAGACCGATGTCTTTAACAAGGCGGCAGAGATTCTTGTTAAGGAGATGGCCAACATAAAAGCCACCGAACGCCCAGACATGCCGATGTCACGAGAAGACATCCGCATGATGGCAAAGTTTGATGAAGAGCTTGATGGTCTGTTTGAGTCGGCGCGGGAGCAGGGCCTGCAAGTCTCTTGGACCCCAGAGAGTGTCCGCTTTGAGGTGCAGCGTGAGGTTATAACTGGCTTCATGCAGGACGAAACCAAGCCGCTTTCGTTCTTTGAAGACTTGGAAGATGAAATCTTAAACGGCACGGGCGCATATGCCGAGAACACCCGCGACGAGCGAGAGCGCCTTGCTGGCATGTTGTCCGGCCATGTTAATGAGCTTGAGACGGTGGCTGTGGCTGACGCAACGGCAGCAGGCGCTAATGCCTTGGCTGGGCTGACAATAGAAACAAACTCTGCGAACAGGACAGTTGCTCTCAAGGACGGATTAGTAGCCGCAGAAAAGCTACGCAACTTGGGCAAATTCGCCGCCGCTACAAAACTTGAAGTTGACTTGCGTAGCACTAATGCAGCGCTAAACGCATCTGACAACTTGATGTTTGCGCCAGAGGCGGACGTGCAAGCGTTTATGTCCAAGCAAAAGCAGTTCTTGGAAAGCGCACGACCCGAAGAAAGGGTAAATGCGCTGGCTGAGTACCAAGCCATGCAAAGGGTCATGGCTGCGCGAAAGGCGGCTATTGAGGAAGACGCTGCTGGATATGTCTATGATTCTTATTTCAGAAAATACAATCAAGCGCCCACACCTTCACAAATAGTGGAGCATCAGCGCCAGCTTGGTGTCCGGGAGGCAATCATCCGGCCATTTACTAAGCGTCAGTTTACCGAACTTTCCACGGGCATGGCTCAGGCTGATGCCTCTGGCAAGATGGATTTGATGGCGCAGTTCTTTGGTCAGTTTGAGGAGGGTGAGCAACGCAGTCTTGCTATGCGCGGAGCCCGCAACCTCGGGCTCACAGCCTCACAGAACATTGCCATGTCTAGGCCGGGCGACCCTCGTGCGCTCGACCTTCTAAACGCAGAAGGTGTGGACGACAAAGTTCTAAAGGCCAACTTAAAAGAAAAAGGTATAGACGCAGCAAAGCTGGGGGACATAACTAGCGCCGTAGACCAAGAGCTAGAGGAGTACCAGAAGAGCATCGTTGGTGATGCTGCCTCTGGCTACCTAGACCAGACCAGCACATCTGGCCGTCTGAACAGTGTCTTTGAGCAGAAACAAGCCATTTACAAACTGGCTCAAACCTATGTAGTGGCAGGGATGGACATAAGCCAAGCGGCCAAGAAAGCCGCCGGAGTCATCACGGAGCAGTTTGTTTTTGAAGAGTCTGGTGATGGCGCTGTTCGCATCCCTGCGGCTCAGGCGGGAGCCAGCGCTGACATCATGTCCTTCCTAAACAGAAAGTTGCGTCAGCCGGGCTTTCTTGAAAACGAATCTATTATTCCAGGCGATGCTGGTGTTGCAGAAGGCACTACCGATGAGGTTAGGGCCGGAATATTTGCATCGCAAGTCAGGCAAAACGGTCGCTGGCACACAACAGACGACAACAAGGGTGCTGTCCTGCTTGATGACTTTGGCAACGTGGTCATGAAGAAGGTCAACATGTTCGGTGAGCGTGGCGAGTTTCCGGTGTACTACGACTTTGCTGACATCGAGGAGCGCATCCAATACGAGGCTGAATACTTTAGAGATGTGGTAGACGGTGTGCAAGGTCTTATGGTAGCGCCCACAAGCCCAGACAGGATTTTAGCGACCGGGGCTGAAATTAGACAGGAGCGGCCTGACTTAATAGGTGGGCTGCGGTAATGCTGGAAATATACATCCCGCCCCAGCAGGACAACCCTACACTGCGCCAGAATTACTTTGACTATTCAAAGTCAGGCACGATGGATGTGCTGGGTGCCACCTTCCAGCAGGCTTTCTATGAAAACCCTATGAACGCCGCACTGCGCTCAACGCAGCTTTTCTTTGGTGGCGACACGGGCCGAAAGCTGACCCCGCAAGAATACCAAGAGAGCGAGTTCTTTCGGGAGGGCATCACGGTAGGAGAGGACGGCATCTACGAGGGTGCCGCTTCTATATTAGCTGAACGCTATGATGTGCGCTCCAAGCGGAAACTTATCCTGTCACGGTCCCGTGGCGGTGTTGGTTTGGGCGCAGCCCAGCTTGGTGTGGGCTTGGTCGCAAGCATGCTTGACCCGTTAGCTGTTGGGGCTGCTTTTATACCCGGTGTGGCCGCTGCGCGTTTGGGCATGGCTGTTGCCCGCCCAGTCACTGCCAGCGGTAGGTTTGCCAGAGGCGCTGTAGAGGGTGCCGTGGGAACGGCTGCTCTTGAGCCTATTGTCTATGGCGCTGCGCGGTACGAACAGGACGCAGATTACACGCTGGCTGACAGTATGCTCAACGTGGCCTTTGGCACTGTGCTTGGCGGCGGACTTCATGCTGTCGGCGGTGCAATCGGTGACGCAGTATCACGCTCACGGCTCAAAACAAAGAAGGCACTTTTGCAGACGGCGGTGGCCCAACTTGCCGATGGCAGGAAGGTTGACGTTGAGCCGCTAATAAAAGCTGACTCGCAGTTGCGCAATGACCCGGCTTTCCGTGGCGCGAATGTCGTCGATGAGAGCATTGGCGAAACACCTGATTTGGACATGCGCCCGAAGGGCAAGCGCATACCAGACTCGCTGCGCCCTCTACTTGTGCCTGGTGAGCGCCCCAAGAGCGTCAGGGAGTTTATCAGAAGCATTGGTGGCATTAAGGGAGATGACCCACTCGCTACCGACTTGCTTGAGCGCAGCGGCGGAGACAAGAGCCTGTTCCGCGCCAAGAGGGGCAAAGACAAGCAACCTTTGGACAGGGCCAGAGAGGCGGCAGAGGAGGCTGGTTATTTGCCAGAAGGCTCAACTGTTGATGACTTGCTTGAGCTTGTGGCACGGGACACAAAGGAAACGCCAGTATACTCGCAGCGTGACGCAGACTTTGATGCGCGTCTGGAACAGGCCAGAGCAATCAACGACGAGCTTGAGAAGTACCGCATTGACCCCAAGGGCTACACCGACCAGCAAATCGGGCGACTTTTGGAGGAGCGGTCACGCCTTGATGAGGTGCCGGAGGATGTGCCGGACGGACTGACAGAGGAAGAGTTTTACAGGCTGCGCAAAGAACAGCAGGAAGACACGGGCCGCAACCCTGACGTTGATGACTTTGTGGAGCGTATGCGCGAGGCTCAGGAGATTGAGGCCCGGTTTGACGACGAGCCACTTAAACGGCTGCAAGAAGAAAACGAACTGCTTGAGGAAGACATACGCTACCTTATAGACGATGAGTTGCTGGACGAAGCAGCGCAGGAACAAATCCAAGTCTACAACCGCCTCACCGAGAAGGCCGAGGCTGGCTATGAGAAGGGGCTGCAAGCAGCGCAAATCTGTTTGACAGGGAAAGTATAATGCAAGCGTGTACCCAAGACATCATTGACGCAATGCGCCAGGCTGGCTTTGAGATTGACGAGGAAGAAGCAGCGGACATCCTTGGTGCTTTTGTAGATGACCTTGAGAAGCAGCAGGGCAAGATTTACTCACAATCCCAAGAAAATCAATTGCTTGAGCGCAGGCTGAAAATACACCAGCAGGCCAAGATTAGTGCTGCCATTCAGAAGCGCAACTTCCTGATTAACCAGAAACGCGCCGCGCAGCTCAAGCAGGACATAGACAATTACGATGGCTCGGCAGCCGATGCCCTTCTCGACCGGCTTGTTGGTTCGGTAAAGAACTACGCAGGCGGGCGCATGAGTGTTGACGCAAGGCGTCAGGGCATCCAGAACGACGGCGCTGGCCTGCTGCTTGCAGAGTTGCAGAAGAACGACCTTGTTGGCTTGTTCCAGTCAGGACAGCTTGATGAGATGATTTACAAGGAGCTATTCGACGGGTTTGGTGCGTCGGGCAACGCAGAGGCACGGCAGATTGCGGAAGTCATCCAGCGTGTTCAGAAGAACCTTCTCGACCGCAAGAACAGGAACGGCGCGAATATTGGCGAGTTGGCAAGCTATGTTGTCCGTCAGCGGCATGACCCGAACCGCCTGCGCGATGCAGGGTTCGACCAATGGTACAACGACATCGTTCCTTTGCTGGATGTAGAAAAGACTTTTGACGGGGTGCGGGGTGGCGAAGCCGGGCGCAAGGCTTTCTTGCGTGAAGCCTACAACCACCTCGAGAGCGGCAACTTTCAGAAAACATCGTCTGTGACTGGTGAAGATGGCAAGGTTGACCCACTGACCGCGTTCAAAGGCCCGGCCAACTTGGCCAAGAAACTTAGCGGCTCCCGCGTCCTGCACTTTAGGGACGGCAAGTCCAGTTACCAGTACGCCAACAAGTATTCTGGCAAGAACCTGATTACATCCGTGCTAGACGGCATATCAAATGACGCTCAGTCCATTGCGCTTATGGAAGTGCTTGGCACAAACCCAGAAGCCATGCTCGAGACTTTCATCCGCAACCGGCCCGACATTACGGACACGGGTGCGCGTCGACTGCGCAATGCCTTGAAGGAGCTTGACGGCACGACCCGCGCTGTTGGAGCAGCCCAGACCAAGGTTCTTGGGGCAGACATGACCGCAGTGGCTGGGTCTCTCCGGGCTCTGCAAAACATGTCAAAGCTGGGATTTGCTACAATCTCCTCATTCTCAGACATCGCGTCCAAGGCAACGTTGTTGCAGCGGGAGACTGGCCGCAGCTTCTTTGAGTCTTATAACGAAGCCATCCTTGATGTGATGCGCGGGTTCACAGACACGCAAAAACGCGAGTTCTCGTATTACCTTGGCACGGGTCTTGACACGTTCCTCGGCAGCATACACTCGCGGTGGGCGGCAGATGACCAGTTGCCCGGTATGATGACCAAGGCGCAACAAACCTATTTTAAGCTGAACGGCATGCAGTTTTGGAACAGTGCCCAGAAAGACGGCGTTGCCAAAATACTTGCAGCGGACTTGGCCAAGAACGTGGGCAAAAGGTTTGATGACTTGCCTGTTGAGTTGCGCACAACGCTTGAACTGTACGACATAAACGCGCAGGAACTGGCGTTGTTCCGTGGTGTAGACCGCCAAGGCCCAGACGGGCGCGAGTATGTGTTCCCATCAATGGTGGATGAGGTTGATGATGCTGCTATAGACGCAGCAGCCTCAGTAAGATTTAAGAGAACAGTCGTAACGCCTGAGATGAGGCAACAGTTTCGGGATGATTTGCGCACAAGGATTGCGGCTTACTACGCAGACAGCGCGGATGCGGCTGTGCCTACACCCGGCGCACGGGAACGTGCCATCATGAACCAAGGCACCAAGCGCGGCACACCTGTCGGTGAAGCCATACGCATGTTTACGCAGTTCAAGTCATTCCCCATCACTTTTGTGACCAAGGGGTTACAGCGTCAATATTATGGCCAGAAGGCTGTGGGGCGGTCTGGCGCAATAGGCATTGCTCAGCTTATGGTTGGGACGACAATCATGGGCTATATAGCAAATGCCACCAAAGATGTTCTCAAGGGGCGTGAGCCGCGAGAGGTGTTTACCCGCGAGAGGGCGTTCAAAAGCTTTACAGAGGCGTTTGTCGCGGGTGGTGGCGCTGGCATTTACGGCGACTTCCTGTTTGGTGAATACAATCGCTATGGGCAGTCACTCACACAGACTCTCGCTGGCCCCACATTTGGCACAGCGGATGATATTGCCCGCATTTACGGCAACATGATGTCTGGCAACTTGGACAAAGCTGGCGAAAAGGCTGTCAATTTTTTCTTTAGAAACGTGCCTGGCGCAAACCTGTTCTACCTCAAGATGGGCATAGACTATCTGTTCCTGCATGGCATCTCAGAGATGATGAACCCGGGCTACATGCGCCGCTTGGAAAGGCGTATTGAGCGAGAGACCGGCAGTGAGTTTTACCTTCCGCCAAGCGAGTTTGCCGTAGGCAGCTAGTTAAGGTATAAGATACCGAAGGAGTGACGCATGACAATCAGCAGCACCAACACAAAGAATAGTTATTCCGGCGACGGCACTACCGTAGCTTTTAGCTATACTTTCAAAATCTTAGACGACGATGACATTACAGTCATCCTGCGTACCAATGCGACTGGCACCGAAACAGTCCAGACCAAGACGACACACTACACTGTCTCTGGGGTTGGCAATGCTGGCGGTGGCACCATTACGTTCGTCTCTGCCCCTGCTGCGACTGAGACTGTTGTTCTGTTACGCAACGTCCCGCTGACACAGACCACTGACTACACTCCTAACGACCCATTCCCGGCCGCTACCCATGAGGACGCGCTGGACAAGCTGACACTGATGGCGCAAGACACCCAAGAAGAGGTTGACCGTTCCATCAAGCTATCGCGCACGAACACCATGACATCGACCGAGTTCACGGTTGGTGCCACCACACGGGCAAACAAAATCTTTGCCTTCGACAGCAGCGGTGAGCTTGCCGTTACGCAAGAGATTGGCACATTCCAGGGTGACTGGGCTGCTTCGACTGCCTATGCAGAACGTGACTTGGTGAAAGACACCAGCACCAATAACATCTTTATTGTTAATTCTGCACACACAAGCTCTGGCTCTCAGCCCCTGACAACCAATCCTAATTCTTCAAAGTATGACCTGATTGTGGATGCTGCGGCTGCGACTACCAGCGCAACCAATGCTGCTTCTAGCGCCACAGCAGCGGCTGCTTCTGCAACAGCGGCAGCGGCTAGTGAGTCTGCGGCGGCCACATCAGAGACAAACGCAGCGGCCAGTGAGGCCGGTGTGGCTGCGGATGCAGCGGCAGCGGCTGCAAGTGCGGCTTCTGCTTCGACAAGCGCCACAAATGCCAGCACGTCCGAGACCAATGCGTCCAACAGCGCCTCGGCAGCGGCAACGTCAGCCACCAATGCCGCGACAAGCGCAACCAATGCGTCTAACTCAGCGTCTGCTGCTGGCACATCTGAGTCCAATGCGGCGACTAGCGCCACCAATGCCTCGAACAGTGCCTCGGCTGCTGCGACATCTGCATCAAATGCGGCCACCAGCGAGTCAAATGCCTCTACAAGCGAGACCAATGCCGCTTCAAGCGCGTCTAGCGCGGCCAGTGACGCCTCTGCTGCTGCCACATCTGCCGCGGCTGCTGCGGCCTCCTTCGATGCTTTTGACGACATCTACCTCGGCGCCAAGGCTTCGGCTCCGACTGTGGACAATGACGGCGATGCGCTGACTGAGGGCGACCAGTATTTCAATACCACCAACAACACGCTGTTTGTCTGGAATGGCTCGGCCTGGCAAGCCGCGTCACCTGACATTGTGGGCGACACCACCCCGCAGCTTGGCGGCAACCTCGACCTGAACAGCAACAACATCACCGGCACTGGCAACATCGACGTGACCGGCACGGTGACGGCTGATGATTTGAAAATCGACGGCACCGACGATGACATTCAAATCAATGACACAAGCCTGACCAAAGCAAGCCTAGTCAAATACATTGGCTTCCACGGTTCGGATGGTCGGGCTGGCTATCTTGGTTATTCTGGGGCAAGCGGCACTGGCAGCTTCCAAATCTATAACCAGAACAACACGGCGATGACGTTCCACAATAATTCGTCGGAGGCGGTCCGCATCACATCGGACGGCAACGTGGGCATCGGGACTGACAGCCCTAGTGAAGAGCTAACAGTTTCAAAGTCCGATGACGCAAGGATTAGCATCACTTCATCCGGCACAGGCAAGGCGGCTATGACCGGCTTGCTTGAGTTTGACGGTAGTGATGGCCGTCACGGGTACATCGGCCCTGTCGGCGGTGTGATGAGACTGAACACTGACGGCGGCTATGACATTCTGTTTCAGCCCGGCGGCACTGAAAAGGTCCGTTTCACATCGACTGGCCTCGTCGGCATCGGCATCACGCCAGCAGCAGGCAATGGGACGCTACAACTCAGTGGCGGCTTGAGACTTGCGGGTTCTGCTTCTGCTTCTGACACAACCAGCCCGTACATTTTCCGCACCAGTGGTGCGGACAATATGGTGTTTGCCACCAGCGGCAGCGAAGCCGCCCGCATCGACAGCAGCGGCAACGTGGGCATCAGCAATGCAAGCCCCTCACAGTTACTTTCTGTAGGAGGAGATTCTTCTGGGACAAAGGTGATTCAAGTCACTAATAGTGTCGCCGGTACAGCGTTCAACGATGGGATGCAGATGTTCATCAACGATAGTGCTGGTGGACTGAATATGCGTGAAAACTACCCGCTTCAAATTTATGTCAATGGCTCAGAACGTATGCGCATCACATCGGGCGGCGACGTGCTGGTGTCCAAAACCGCAGCGGGAACCGGAACAGTCGGCGTTGAGGCACGTTCAGATGGCCTTTTGGCCGCTACTCGAGACGGGAATCAGCCGCTTTTGCTGAACCGCAAGACATCCGATGGCAACATTGCGCTGTTCCAAAAAGACGGCAGCACGGTCGGGTCGATTGGAAACAGAAGCACGGCCTTGCAAGTCCAATCTAACGGAGGCGTTGGTGTTGACTTAGCGTTAAACAATATTTTCCCTCTAAAGAGTGGGTCATTAACAGATGATGCCGTCACACTTGGGGATGGAACTCGCCGCTTCAAAGACCTCTACCTCTCCGGCACACTGACTAACGACGGCACTGGCGGCATCAACATTGATACATCGGGCAACGTGGGCATCAACACTAGCACCCCCGCCAGCCTTTTAGAAATAAAAGCATCTGCTCTCAACCGCGCCAACGGCATTGCGTTGCGTGGAAGTGGAGCAAATGACATTTTATATATGTATCCCAGTGCTGATAATGTTGCGACGATTGAGCATTTAATTAACGGCTCAACAAGCACCGGCGGTGTTATTGCAATCAATCCGCAGGGCGGCAACGTGGGCATCGGGACAAATACACCCGTTAATACACTAGATGTAATTGATAACGGCGGCGGTGCGGCGGTTGTTGGTCGTATTCGTAACGAAGGCGGTGCGGCAGGAGACGATGCGACACTTGAGTTGAGTATTGCAACGGCATCTGAAGAAATGAGGGTTTTGTTTACTGACAGTGCTGGTACAGCGGGTCAAATTGTCGTTGATGGCGGCGACAATTCTATGGCTTTTGAAACCGGCACATCAGAGGCTATGCGCATCGACAGCAGCGGCAACGTGCTGGTGGCTGACACCACAAATGTTGGCACCGCTGACCATAAAGTTTCCATTCAGAAGGGCAGTGCTGGGCGGTGTTTAGGACTAGGAACAACCGTCACAACCGCAACGGTCATGATGTCTCTCGTGAATGGCAATGGAACTGTTGGAACCATTCAGACAAATGGTACTGCGACTTCTTACGTCACATCCTCAGACCACCGCCTCAAAGAAAACGTAGCCGACATGACCGGCGCAATCGACCGTGTGAAGGCACTGGCACCAAAGCGTTTTAACTTCATCGCAGACGCCGACACAACGGTTGACGGCTTCCTTGCCCACGAGGCGCAGACAGTCGTGCCGGAGGCTGTTACCGGCACACACAACGAGGTGGACGAGGACGGCAACGCTGTCATGCAGGGCATCGACCAGAGCAAGCTGGTGCCGCTGCTGACCGGCGCACTGCAAGAGGCGATTGCAAAGATTGAAACGCTTGAGACGCAACGTGCCGACCTTGAGGCACGACTAACCGCATTGGAAGGAGCATAAACCAATGGCAAATCAATACACTTGGAACTTCACATTCGACGTCTGCAATCAGCCTGAAAACGGCCACGACGACTGCATCAAGACTATCCACTGGCGCGTCACAGCCGTCTCTGACAGCGAGACCAACGCAGAGGGCCAGCCGCTGTCTGTGTCGGCATACGGCACCGCTGGCATCGACACGCCGGAAGCCGGTGACCCTGACTATGTGGCGTTTGACGACATCACAAAGGACTGGGCTAAGGCCAAGACGCTTGAGAGCCTCGGCAAGACTGAGGCCGAGATGCAGACGCTGCTCGATGACCAGATGACTGTGCTGGCTAACCCGCCAATGCGCCAGGCAGTACCGGCTGGCTGGTAAGATGCCAGAAGAACAGAAAGTCCTGCTCGACGTAGCCGCTGGCAGCGGGACTTTTGCTGCGTGGATAGGTATGGCACCGGATGCTGTGGCGGTTATCACCGGCATCTGGGTCGTCATCCGCATATGGGAGACCGAGACCGTCCGCAAGTGGACCGGGCGCGGCAATTGAAGTTGGTACGCCTTGTTCTCGCAATGTCTCTACTGGCTCTCACGGCCTGTGAAAACATCAACTTCTCAGAGCTTGCCAGCACGTTCAGCGCTGGCGGCGGTGCTATGGGGGCGGCGGTCGTCACAACCAACCCTGTCATTATTGGTGGGGCGGCTGTCGCAAGCGGCGTCACCACAGCGGCGCTAACGCCGGAAACAAACTCAGTAACCGCAGAGCAAATAGCCGAGGTCCAGAACCCTTGGCAAGCCCTGCTGGTGGCCTTTGACCAGCTTCTTGCTCATGCGTTTGAACTTGTTATTGCTATAGGACTGGCCGTGTTTGCCGTTCCTATGCTCATCACTTACTTGCTTGGGAGGGTCAAGCAACGTCCAGAGGACGCGAAAGCTATCAGTAACCTTGTAAACAAGATAGGTGAGATGGATGACCCGAAGAGCAAAGGCAAAGCCAAAAAGTAAGTCGCGCGTAAACGAGGCCGGTAACTACACCAAGCCTACTATGCGCAAAAGACTTTTCTCCAAAATCAAAGCTGGTGGCAAGGGTGGCAAGCCTGGCCAATGGTCTGCCCGCAAGGCGCAGATGCTGGCCAAGCAGTACAAGGCAGCGGGCGGTGGATACCGCAACTGAGTTGCAGCATGTCTTTGTTTTGTTTGTGTATTTAGGGATGGGGGCAGACAAGAAGCTGGCAAGCAAGGACATGATGTTCGCTGACCTCAACGACTGTTTGTGGTATTCACAGAAGTTGCATGCGCAGGGTGGCAACGTGACATCCTATTGCCTGCCGAAACTCGTAACCAAGGGACTGACAAAGGTGTACTGATGCTTGCTGAACTCGCCGCAGCCAATGCCGCCTTTGGCGTCCTAAAGGCCACTATTCAGAACGGCAAGGAGATTGCTGATGCTGCTAGCGCTGTTGCTGAATTTGTTGGCGCAAAGGAGAAGCTGCAATCCAAGGCACAGAAGAAGGGCGGTGGCTCCGACCTTGAAGAGTTTATGGCCTTGGAGAAAATCAAGCAGCAGGAAGACGAGCTAAAGACCATCATGATTTACGCTGGCAGGCCGGGGCTCTGGCATGACTGGCAGAAGTTCCAAGCCAAGGCTAGGGTGGCCAGGCGCGAGGCAGAGATTGCTGCCGCAGAGAAACGCAAGAAGTACCTAGAGGTGGCAATCATAGCGTTTTTCTTTATACTTGGACTGTTCATCTTGGGTTCGGTACTGGCTTTGGCGTTGCATGCAGCGGGTAGATTATAACGGTTATTATAATGGCGATGAAGAAATCACAACGCAGCCTCAAGGCTTGGACAAAGCAGAAATGGAGGACTAAGAGTGGCAAACCGTCCACGCAGGGTCCGAAGGCAACCGGGGAGCGCTATTTACCGTCTCGAGCCATTAAGGCCTTGTCTCCCCAAGAATATGCGGCGACCACGAGAGCGAAGAGGAAGGCTACTAGAGCCGGAAAACAAGTTAGCAAGCAACCAAAACGAATCGCAGCCAAAACCAGAAAGTACAGGAAGGTGAAATGATGCCTTATTCTAAATATTCCCCGAAGCAAAAGAAGCTGGCGGCTATGGCCAAGCCTCGCAAGAAGATTACTGGCGCTGACCTCAAGAAGGCCAGTAAGATGCGTAAGAAGAAAAAGTAATGGCCAAGACTCCGGCATGGCAGCGCAAGGCAGGCAAGAACCCTAAGGGTGGCTTGAACGAGGCTGGCCGTCGCTCTGCCAAGAAGCAGGGCATGAACCTCAAGCGTCCTGTGAAGAAGGGCGACAACCCGCGCCGGGCGTCGTTCCTCGCCCGCATGGCTGGCATGAAAGGCCCGGAGTACCGCGATGGCAAACCGACACGGCTCCTGCTCTCTCTACGGGCATGGGGTGCCTCAAGCAAGGCTGACGCTAGGAAGAAGGCGGCAGCTATCTCCAAGCGGAACAAGGCCAAGAAGTCCAAGAAGTGAAACCGCGCAACCCGCAAGCCAAGAGCCTGATGAGCAAGCTGTTCAAGCCGCGCGTCGTCAAGCCCAAGAAGGGCAAGGGTAGCTACTCCAGAAAAAAGAGCCCCGCCGGGAAACCGTAAACCCGACGAGGCTCAGTGGCTAGGTGTGATGCCCCCACATCGCTACCCAACCACAGAAGTTGAGTGTCCCAAGATTGCCCTTAATATCTTTACGCGGCAGGATTAACCATATCCTAGTCCGTCATACAGACTTCTGGGCCAGACTAGGTTGGCATCTTGGTATTCTATTCCGCCGGTTCAGCCTGGCATGTGGCTCATTCCACATGCGAAACGTCTCCAGCACGGACGCAGACAAACTCAATACCCTACGCCCCAAGGAGAAGCCGCCACCCAAACCTACTCTATTCGCCAAATCCTGTAGCCTGTACCGTTAGGCTCTTTGCGTGACCGGTACTTCATACCTCTGTGATACATAGCGCCGCGCACCTTCTCGTAGTCCGCTTCTGTGGTCGCGGCCAAGCAGTCCCCGACCTCCATCTGGTCAAGGATTTTCCACTTGTCCCGCTGTGCGCCGGGTATTGGTATGCCTTTCTCAAGTATCACTTGCCCGCACTCGTTGCATCTTTGCACTACACCCTCCTTGCAAATCATGGCATAGGACGTGGCCGTTCCCATTCGCAATCCACGTTCCATCCATGACATAATGGTCCTTGCCGCAGAAAACACAGCTAATCTTTCTCGTGTCTTTCTTCTTGGTTCGCGGCCCTCTTCTCTTCACGCTGGGCCTCCAGTCCTGCTTTAAGGAAGCGCTCGGCCATCCAGAGAAGCTGTGTTGAGTCCATGTCCCTCCAGTGAGACACGCCCTCTATGCTAACCAGCAACCCGTCTGGCCGAGGCACTACCAAGATTGACTTAGAATGGGATGTCGTCATCCAGGTTCAGCTTTGACTTACGCGCAGTCTCCTGCACACCAGCCGCCTCTGCCACTTGCTTGAAGCCATCCTGAGACACGTCAGCAGCCACGCTGTCGGTGTTGGTGTACTCGACAGGCTGCTCGACTTTCAGCGTGATGCTACCGTCGTCGTTCTCGTACACGCGCACAGAATACTGCACGTCATGCCTGAGATGCACGTCGGCAGGCGCACCCTCCTTGTACGGCGTCCACTTGCTGTTGCCGTACTTGGCCGCGCCCTTGTCGTTGGGCCACGCCCGGAACTGGGTGATGTTCTTCCATTGTCTTGCCATTGTTAGCCTCCTAAGCTCTTCTGGCGTTGCTTGAACAGGTTAAGGATGGTTTCCGCACGTTCAGGGTTGCGTTTCTTTAGGTCCATAATCTGATGCCGGTTCTCGACAAACAGGTTATCAACACCGCCGGCCACCTTAATCTTCTCCAGCCTGCTCTTCATCTGAACGTATAGCTGACGGTCAGCGTCGTCATAGGCATCGGACGGCGTCTCAACAGGGGATGGAGGGTTCCCACCGGAGTCGCCGCCCGAACTCGATGTCTGCAAGTTCTGCTGCTTTCTCGGCACAGCCTCCATCTCATTAGCACTGGCGTATTCACCACCGGACAGACCGATGCTTGCCAGCGCCCTGCCAACAGCAGAGGTTTCACAGTTCTCCAAGGCGCTAGTCTGGTTGACGTGTCCCTGGCCTCTGATTTCCTCTGCCATTCCTGAGCCGATAATGAGACCATTATGGTCTGTCACCACGGCTTTGACAACCACGCGTTGCCCGTCATCTACAAGAATGTCAGTGTCAACGCCGCACTCAAGCCCGAACACGGTCCTAAATGCCTCCATGCGATGCACAACTTGGGTGTATTTCTTGCCCCCTCGCTGTGCGATGCCGTGGGTCTTATGCAATTCGGAGACCAGCCCCATTGCATCCATTATCTTACTCATCCTGCTTTCACCCTTTCTGAGATGAAGTTACGCATATCAAGTATGTCCCTCCAAAGTTGGTCGTGTTCGTCAACGGTGTGTCTGCCGGACTCTGAGGCGAGGCTTCGCCTAATGTAGTCGTAATGCTGTTCCGCTGCGAACAAGATTCGTGTCCACATCCATTCTTCATCACTCATCCTTTACCTTTCCTTTGTGCAAGTGGTCTGCCATTAGGTGCATGAAGACAGTCCAAGCCGCCTTCATGTCTAGGAAGTCTTGCTCGAGCGCCGTGACACAGCGCTCAAGCTCATCCAGCCTCTGCTGGCGTTCCTCCTCCTCCGACATTACTTCATGCCACTGGCCGTCGCTGCGGCGTCTATAGCTGCAATGCCCCATGTTGCTTTCAGCAAAAACGGTACGACAAATGCAAACATAACAGTCTCCTCTCTTACAGGGTTGGGGCCACGCGGCCATTTGAAAGCTGTTGCGCTTTGCGCCTGACCTCTGCGGCATAGTGGTTCACAAAAGCGCCCTTGGACTTGCGTCCATCTACACGCCACACGCGGTAGCCATCGTCTGTTCGACGCGAGACATACGACAGCTTGTTGTTCGACAACGCCTTGATGATGCGCTTGTAGATGACTTCGTTAGGGCAAAGGATGCTGTCGCCGGGCTTCATCTTTCGCGCCAGTTTGGTCTCCTCACTGGCATGTCGGCCCGGGCCACTGCCACGGTTAGGGATAGGGATGTTGCGTTCAATTTTAAGTGTCATAGCTAAACCCTCCAGGTTTCTCTTGCTATTTTGAGGATGTCAGGGCCATGTCGGCCCGCGATTTGACCAAAGTCCGGCTGGACTAGGCCAAACAGGTTTGCCCAATTCTGGTTCGCAGCTTTGAGCAAGTTCTGTTGCACCACCCAGCGCTGCACTACGTCTTGGTAGGTGGCTTCGAGAGCCTCCGGCTTTAGTGCATCACAGTTTTCGGCGGTGACGATGTTATAGCCCGCAGGCGTCACAAACAGCAGGCCGGGCTCGTCGCCTGTGGCCTTGTTATAGACCGCCTGCTGCATGATTTGCTGGGGAGTGGGTTCTGTCTTGGGTTTCGGGTTGCGCCATGTGCGGGTGCCGTCCTTCTTTGGAGGGTTCCGCAGCGGCAGGCTGCATTTCAGGTCAATCTGTCTGCCAGCGCCCGTAAAGTCTTGGAACAGGATGACAGGGACATCCAGCTTCTCCTCGTTGTAGAGCCGCTGGTACTCGCCCTCGAAAGCGACTCCTTTATAGAACTCGCGTATGCCCTCAACAGCGTATCGCGCCATTGTTGGGATGACTTCTTTGAAGTGGTGGTATTCCTCTGCATCCTTGCCTCCGTCCCAGTCTCTAGGCTTGTAAAACTCGAACTCCGTCAGGCCGCGACTGATTGCCTCATCAATATCCATGGGCTCCTTGGGGCCATAGATGGGGCTGTAGTCGTGGACGCCCAGCGCCATGTCGGCTATGCTTTGTACTATCTGGCCAGCACGGGGCCGCGCAGCAAAGGGGAAGTTCATCTTGTGTTCTTTGCGTAGATACAGCTTCAACACATGCTCATCAATCGGCTGCGTTGCGCCGGATGCGCTGACATGCTTCCGCCCAAAGAACAGGCTGTAATCAGGGATTTCTCTTTGCATATAACCCTCCATATCCCCGTTCTAACCACTTTCAACACAGGTGTCAACTATGTTTATTGTTTTTGATTCAGATGAATTGCTAGACTGCGAAAAGTGTCAGGGGAATGGTGTAATTCCCATTGACTTATACGAGCATAGCGAAATAGGGTTTGACATCACCCGCAGTTACTCATGGGAGTGCGGCGTTTGTGGAGGCGAGGGCAAGCTGATGCCCTATTTTGAAATCGAGTATGATGCCGAGGCATGAGCAGATTCGCTGCCGGTATGCACATTGTGATGACGATGTGCC